CAATTTCTGGAGCAGTTGACGGCACTGATATTACATATAATTCAGGACAGACACCACCGACTCAAGCTGAAATTGAGTCTAAATTTTTAGAACTCACAGCAGAATTTGATGCTCAAGAATACGCCAGAAAACGACAAGCAGAGTACCCTACAATCGCAGAGTTGACAATAGCGTTATATGACGCATCCGATAAAGAAGCATTGGTGGCGAAACGTAATGCAGTAAAGCTAAAGTATCCAAAACCGTAATGAATGAAAGTTCACAGAACATTATTTGGAGGAGGTGGTAATGCCAGGGAGAATAGAAAGCTTCTTAACTTCTGGGCTAGGTTTATCATCAGTACGGCAAACTCTGTCACGTTCCTTGCGATACTATACCTTTTGTTTTTTGCAGAGGTTAAAGACTCATCAAGAGACTTGGTTAATATTTTACTTGGCGCGTATGTCGCAGTTCTTGCCAAGTCAACCGACTACTGGTTCAAGGATAAAAGGGATCCTGAACATGATGAAGAAGATACTTAAACTAATAAAAAGGAAACCATGCCAACCAAAAACAACATAGAAGCAATTGCAGAGCATCATCTAGTAAAGATACTTACACCGTTGCTATTAACTTTAGTAATAGGAAGTGTTACTTTTCTATTTAGCAGTATTATTGATTTAAAGAATGAAATGGTATTAATAGAATCTAAGAAAGATACCATTGAAGAGAAGATAGATGATTTAGATGACGATATGAAATCTGTACGAGAAATGGTAACTGATCTGCGTATTAATTCTGGACGTGAGCGTCGAGAGGATTTAAAGAAATATTAATGGAGAAAAGAATGTCAGTAAACAATATCTTGCTAGTGTTTGGTTCATTATACATTAGTTCTACGGCATGGCTTATGATTACAGTTAGTGATCTGTTAGGTGATGTTAAAGTTATAAGATTTCAAGTGGCTCAGAATAGCCAAGACCTTAAAGATTTAAAGGCAAGAGAATGAGAATACTTATACTAGTTATATTTTTAGGAGGATGTTCTATGGACAAAAGAGATCTACGCTTAGGTGTATGGAAGACAGGATCTGAATGGCAGTGTGTTGAAAAAGAACAGCCTTATAGAAATAGAGACTGCTAATGAGTCAGCAGGAAAAAGATCATTTAGATCGACTCAAAGAATTACACGAACAATATAAAAAAAGGAGATAATATGCCGTTCATAATTGCAGGAGTAGTTAAATCTATGGCTTTTAGTATGCTGGGAAACAGCGGAGTTATAGAGAAAGTAATCGTTTTGTTGTTAGAAACATTGGCTAAGAAAACAGATTCCGATGTAGATGACAAATTGGTTAAGCTACTTAAAAAATCATTGGAAAAGAAAACTGCTTAGTTAGCAGTTTAACTTTACCCATGTGGGTTGGCACGAGAAGACAATTCAATGGGCTAATTATAGGAGGAATAGCTATGATGATTACTAAGAATTTTAGTGTCGCAGAAATGGAGTGTAAGTGTGGTTGCGGGGCTTCTGATATGGATGAAGAGTTTATGAGACAGCTACAGGGTATTCGTGATGAAATGCAGAGGCCTCTTACTGTGACAAGTGCTGTAAGATGTGAGTCTCATAATAGCAATGTGTCATCTACAGGTAAGACTGGACCTCATACTAAAAGAAAAGCTGTAGATTTAGTTATCTCTGGCGCTGATGCCCTGAGACTCTATGACATAGCGAGAAAGCATGGAATGTCTGGCATTGGTCTATCGCAAAAAGGGCCACATAACAAACGGTTTATACACATAGATGCACTGTCTCCTGCTGAAGGGCCGAGACCTACTGTATGGACATACTGATATGGCTTTAATGTACGCAGATGGTGCTATGTTCCTAGGTAATGGGACTGGCACTAATGAGCAGACTTCTCTTATTGGGACTACGATAAGAACATTTGTCTCTATTTTGGCTGAGTCAAATTTACTGACAGCGTTAGCTAATAATAATACTGTATTAACAACTGAAATTACTTTTGCATCTATAGCAGGATCTGCTGATATACTGGCTAATAACAGCACAGTGCTAACTACAGAAATACTTGGAAAAGTTCTTGCTATTGATAATGTAGCTAGTATCTTAGCGGCAAGAACATTATTAACTATATCTATTACTGCGGCACTTGATGAACCGGCTATCAAAGACATTACACCGGCATTATCTATTATTGATTCTACTGATACATATGTGGAGTCGCGAATTGAAACAGAGGTTTTATAATGGCAACTAGAATTATTTATACAGGCAGAGATACTAACATAAAATATCAGTTGCTAGATCAGGGGGCACCTAAGGATCTAAGCAACCTTAACAAGATTGATCTTATTTTTACTAGTGCAGTGAAGGTATCAGGAGAGATTGGTACTACAACTCCATTGGATTTTTCAACAGTGCCAACAGAACTGACTCTTAAATTTTCTACTTTAAATATCCCTAGTGGATCTTACCCCAGTGTAAAGCTGGTTGTTTATGATTCGGATAATCCTAACGGTCTTGTATGGGGTGAGATAGCACTAGTAGTTCGGGATAATCCGTATACAATCTCTTGAGTGTCTGCTCTCTGGTCATGAGCGGAGCTACCGCATAGGCCTCTATCTTCTTTGCATATACGGTTGCATATCCGTATAGTGCGTGCCCGAGTGTTGAGCATTGCATAAAAGGAGAAGGGTAGAGTTCTCCTTCGTCGTTTATGCGGTAGACTCCCCAATTTGGATCATCAAGTTTTCGACTGTCGAAGTTCGCCATCATTCCCCTGTATAGGTTATCGTTCTTGTTTTTGGATCTACTGTGATGAGGTTCATATTCCGTAGAGCGTCCTCAATCTCTACATATGTAGACCAACTCATATCTTTATAGAAGTGCTTGAACAAAGTCTCGCGACCTACTATCTTCTTGCGTCCTATGTATTGTATCAGCTCATAGGTTAGCTGACCTTGGTCACTACGGCCGAGTCCCCCGAACACATTTGGCATTAGATGCTCAGTCTTCTCAAGAAGGGCTAAGGATCTTTCCCATGTTTTTGTAGTAATTTTGAGGCTATCATCTTGCGATGCTTGCAGGACAATGCACAACTTTCTCAAGTGTGTGGATCTTCTCTCACAATAGGCTCTGAATCTAGGGTCTTCAATAGGATACTTTTCGTTTTCCATATCTTTTGATTCTCTCAAGTACCACTGCTTGTAGACTTCTGCGGCATCTTTCTCGAACTCATAGTTACCCTGTAGCAGGGCTATCAGACCGAGGTCATGTATGAGAGCTTGCTTTAGTTTAACCTGTTCTGCTGTCACAGTAGGTAGAGGGATGTGCTTAGACTTATTGATCTCAGCAACAAAGATGCAACGACTTGTAAAGCCGCCCCCGATAGCCTCTGTAGGCAGCATTGTAGCCATCCAGTCTGGTGCGGTAGCTCCGAGTATGTTTAAGTACATTCCTAGTACAGCTTCTTCGCGTCTAGCTATTGTCTCGTATACCCACTTATCATGTGAGTCCCACCAGTCTGTCAAGTATCCTAGAAACTTATAGTTGCTGTGTCCTAGCAATGTGACAAGTTCTTTTGAAAAGCAAGTAAGAGAAGAGTGCATATGACACAGGCCCTGAGAGTCTATGTACTGACCTTCACTGTTCTGCATCTTAACTAAGAGTGCTTCTGGTGTAATAGCCTCACTGACTACAGGTATGTCTAATGACTTGAATATATCTTGGCCGATGTTTATCGCTAGGGACTTTCTAGTTCGGCCAGCAGATCCTACTAAGATAACAAACATATTTGGGTATATAGTTTCGAGGCCCCATTGCATTGAACACTTTCTTTGCAAGGCACCTGCAAGCATAGAGACTGCGGTCCATGTGTGATAGCTTGTCGGACTTTCTGTCTCTTCTGTATACTTTAAATATGCACTTACCCAGTCCCCTTTAATCACTCTAGGCATAGTGCTTCCTATTATTATGACCACGCAAGCACCCGCATGAGCGAGTGTGGCCTGATCGTAGGTGATCTTCACGAACTAGAGTAAATTCTCCGCAAGAGCATCTGCATATGTAATGCTTGTGTGAGTCTAGGTCTGTTGAGTAATGCTCTAGTATAGTTAGTCTTGTATACTGTTTACCTATTTCAGTTTGCATAGTTTTTCGACTTGAGCTTTAACATTGCTAAGAGTTGTTTCATACATCTTAGCGCCATCCAAGCCTACCTTTATATCAGTCTCGATATAAAACTTACGTTCAACGCCATTTCCATATGAAGTTAATTGTGGTTCTAATGCTTTTTGGGCTATACGACAGAAGTCTTCTAACTCATCTAGGTCAGTATAGCTGTGTTGAAATAAGAGAGAGTCATGCACTTGGCCTAATATCTCAGCTTTATGATCTTGCTCATAGATGTCAGCCATTGCTTGGTTAACTACCCACACACTACTAGATTGTGGTAAGTGAGCAACTGCCTCTTTCAATAGCTTATCATCTATAGTTCCTATAAACTTGCGGGGCTGTCCTATAAGATTGACAACAGCATGAGACCTGTGCAGTTCAGTTCGTATCTCTTCCCACCAAGCAGGTAGTCTTTCATAAGCACTGAGGTATAGAGACCTAGCTCTATCACTTTCTTCAAGGGACAGACCGCTAGTCAGACTAAAGGTACTCGTGCCCATCATGTAGTTCAAAGCATGGTTAGACTTCTTCCCGACTTGTCTGCAACTCATAGTTCTAGGTATAAATGCATTGTGTGTACTGACATAGTCAAGGAATGGTGTACCGTCTATGAGCATTTCATTCCGTAGTCTAGTGATCTCTTCAGGGTTAGTAGTCTTTCCTAGGTTCTTATCTTCTGCTACTATGACATGATCTGGAAGTCCTGTGATTAGCTTTGCTGTGGACACATGAGGGTCGCGGTTCTCTTGCAATACTTCTATCATGTTTTTATCACCAGAGATGTAAGCAGTGAGGACCCATTCGCTCTGTCGTTTATCCATCTCTATGAAAATCTTGCCTTTGTCTGGGACTATGAATGACTTGAAGTTTTGGGGAAGGTTCTGTTGATTCATACCAGTGCCGAAGATAGTCTTACTGCTGGAAAGTCGACCCGTCTTCGTGCCCCTTGGATTATAAGAGCAACGGAATCGCTCGTCTTCATCGAATTTTATTTCTAGATATGTACCAACGTACTTAGATCGTTGCCTGAGTTGCTGAATGAGACTCGCAGAGTATAGAGGCTCTCGGGCTCCTGTTCCTTTAGCTAATCGTATCAGAGCATCATCATTCAGAGTTGGCTTGCCTTTGTTTAAGTAGGGCTTGATCCCTAGTACAGTGTAGTAATAGTTGAGGCATTGCTTAGGTGAATTGAAGTTGAGTGTGAGTAGTGGGTCACCAGACTCTTCTTGGACAACGCCTTGCAAAGATGCATCAAGATCTTTTATCTCAATTACTATACCTTCTCGTACTTCTGCTAAGACTTTATGATCTATTAATAAGCCGCGACACATGACGAATGTGAGGGCTGGATACATATTGACAGTCGTCCTGTATATGTCGTAAAAGATGCTCGGCTTTTCTATCCATTGTTTGATCTTGAGCCATACTTTGAGTGTCGTTATTACATCTTTGCAATTGTAGTGCAGGAAGCTAGTGCGATCCCCAATACCACCCTTCCAGTAGCCGCCTTCTTCTTTGTAGTAACGCTCATCAGTGTGCAGAGTAGTCAAGGTCCCGAGGCCCTTAGGCAAATCTGGATAAAGTATGTGATGTGCTACCATAGTATCGTCTATATAGCCTTTGACATAGCATCTGTGTCGGAAGGCTAAAAACCATATGTCGAAGATCAAATTCTGACCCAGCTTTGGGATTGTTTCATCTTCTAAGAACTCTGCACACATACGCCATAGAACTACCTCTTCTTCTATCGTTCTGTTATCAAAGTTAATACACATGGCTGTAGTTACATCAACACAGAAGCCGATGCAAAAGACGAAGCCATTAAGTGTCTCAATATCTACTGACACAGGTGTTCCGGCTTTCTTGCAATATGCTAGGAAGTCTTCTGCTTCTGTGATGGATGGGTTTATGTGGAATGTATGCTCAGGCTCAACGTAGACTGAATCTTCTGAATTAACTAGGGCTTTTTTAAAGTCCATGCTAGACATAAGACGTTCTGGAGCTTGAAACATTATATTTCCAGGAGAAAATGTCGGTAGAATCTTTCGCTCAATCTCACTGTTCCATGAAAGAGAGCCTCTATTGAATTTGATCCTATGATCTCCTGTAAGTGTAGCACAAGCAAACATTCCGAGAGGCACTATGATGTTACACTGTACATCTTTGAAGCGTTCTAGGACTTCTTCTCTTATTCTATTTCCTTGCTCAGAGAATGCGCCTTTGGTGTTGATGAGTCCCTTGTTTTCCTGCACATCATGACAGTAAGTAATGAAGCATTGATTGATGGCTATGCCCGCATTGTTAAGCAGTTGATGCAGAGTGTAGCCGGCTCGTCCACTAAGCAAGTCACCCTTGTACATTGCATCTTTATGCGGAAAGTCTAAGAGCAATACAATATTGGATCCTTCTGTTCCTGTATCAAGTGGTTTAAGATTCATTATTATCCTCTAGATAGATGTGACGATAGCTAAGGTTAGCTAAGTAACGAGTGCGGAACTGAGCATTGATGTCAAAGCCGATGCACGTCTCAGGGACTGGATTTCTCAGATAATGGGCATTGATGCTCGTCCCAGACCCAGCAAACGGGATCAAACTGTTTCCGTTTTTAGGGCTAAATATGTCACTAAGTCTCAGCATCATATCAATAGGTCGTTGCACAGGGTGCCACCTGTCTGCACTAGGTACGGCTGGGTATTCAAAGACGTTTGGAAGACCCTTGAGCTGTAAGATTGGCTTTCCCTTCCATGCCACAAAAAACATCTCATATCGGCGGCTAAGTGTTCGTTCAAGGTCACCAGCGGGCTGTGTATTCTTGTACCAGACGGCAGGTATCCTGTCAAAGCCATCCATGTTATGTTCTAGTATTTCTGCGAATAAAGGGTAGTCTTGCGTAGGAAACCAGAGAAGCATAAAGCTATTTGGGCTCATCTTACTGTAACAGTCCTTGACAAGTGTATTGATAAATTCAAAGTATGTACGGCCTCCGTATATTTCTAGCTTACTTTTCTTGTACTTAGGATCGAACCCAGCACTGTCATAGGGAGGGTCTATCTCGACATAGTCGAAATGGTCAAAAGGTTGTTCGGATATGCCGTCAAATACATCTTTGATCTGATATGAGTCAGCGTTTTTAGCTACAAAAATATCATGCTCAGAGAGTGCTTCAGCGTTGCGTGGTCGACTCTTTTTCTCATGTCGCTCTAGTAGTCTCTCAGTCAATTCAGTTTCAGCTATCGAAGTACAGAGGCTTCTATATATTTTTACTGCATCTTTAAAGGAGGCTTTCTCAGTTAGGGTAGGTATACTTTCTGCCACATCAGCTATCATGATCTGATCTGAGACATGGCCTGCTGACATCTTGAGTAAATCGGCTGTTTTCCCCTGAGTCCATGCAGAGTCTTGCTTTTTCATAAGATCATTGATTCGGCTAACTAGATTAGCTTGTTCAGACCAAGAAAGCTCTTTACGTTGTACATTCTCAATAAGTTCAATGATTCTCAGATCACCTTCAGACTCTATCTCCATTACATTACAAGTAATCTTAGGCCACTCTAGCATAGTAGCCGCGGCTAGTCTTCGACCACCAGCTAGTAGATTATTGTCTTTATCTATTGTTATTGGGTTGATAAGACCTTCAGATTCTAAAGACTGAGCCAGAGATTCAATATCACCTAGTTCTTCCCTGAATCTAGTGCCGACTTCTATCTTAGATAGCTCGACTTGTTTTATTGATAATTTCTTCATACTATACCTTTGTCTTTGAGGATTTGCTGAAGTACCAGTGGGTCTACACTTTTCAGAAGGTCTTGAAGTGCTTCTTCTTTAGACTTAGCTGGTGTGATAGTTACTTTTTTAGGCCGGGAGAGTGCCATCGTTTCCCGGTATCGTTTCTGTGCTTTTCGATTCTCTAAGATAAAGTCTCTAAGCTCATCTTCACTTAACTTGGCTATGCTAATCTCTAGCTGTTCAAGTTTCATGAGTCTCCTTCAACCAAAGGACATAATCTCCTCTTGTTAGTTTATTTAAAACATATCTCTTATCATCGGTTAACTTCTCTGAACCTTTATGCATCATTGCTTGCACAATAAGGAAGAATTGGCGGCCTAGATCTGTACGAGCGCCTCTTGGAAGAGAAGATAGAAAATCATAAAGTTCCTTCCGCATAGGAATAGAAACTTTATGCGTATATTGAGTGTAACGCATTTTGACCTGTTTGTGGTGGGGGTTCGGGACACAAAATACACATTGTGTCCCGAGGATTAGCCCTTATTTTATTTTGGGGGCGTTTATACGGTTACGATCGATGCCCTGATTGTCTTGTTCAACAGAGACATATACTTCACATTCCTGACCAACAAGTGGTGTAGGGTCTGCAAAGAATTCTGGACCGAACTCACAGCCAAAAGCTGAAAGTGTACGTTTGATCTCTAACAACCGCATATGCTTCTGGTCATCAGGTGTGTCTTTAGTAGGAACCATTAGGAAGTGAAACACATCCGAGCCAGAAGGTTCATCTGGAAACTCACAAATCATTCTAAGCATTGGATTACCTGCTTTTGAATTCATCATTTCGGCTGAGCTTACGCGGACATGATATTGTCCAGCGGGGAGAGCTTTACGCTCCTGTATATCCTCGATGCCGTCGAGCGCGAGGCTACTCAAATCTACTTGAGTGTCTGACATAGTAAAATCCTATGTTAAGGGTTTATTAATTGGTAAAATTCGACCATCGAAAATTACCGTCTCATCAGCCGACCTAGACCGGAGTCTTGTGGTTTACTGAATTCTTTTATCGTTACATCTTCTACGGCATCAAGGTTAGGTAACGATCTTCTAACTTTGATGTTATATCGGTCAGGTTGGGTCAACATAGAATATTTCCCATCGACACATTGAAACTTCAGTATGTCTGAAAATAACATAGGGATTCTAGTCTTCAACTGACCTGTCAATACAAGCTCATTAACTATCTTCTTAGTTAGCTCGTCCTGTATTAATGTGTCGTGAGCAGTGATATAAACAGTTTTGGGAAGTGACGTTAGTTTCCTAACAGTATTCTCAATTGTGTTTAGTTGCGCGGCCCAGTCGTCCATTGCTGGTTGTTGTCCCATACGGTTATTAATATATAAGACAGCGTCCATGACAGCTTTCGACATTGATGTAAGAGAGTCTATAGCTATTACATCATACTTAGCTAGTTCTGACTCGTCTTTCAGGATAGAGTTAAAGTCTTTGACGAAATTGTCAAAAGCTTTTGGTTGCTCACCCGTTGCAGGAACAGATCTTGCGTTCTGCTTAGAGCTTAGCGATCTTGCGGCTATCTCTACTACGTCAGGAAGGTACAATTGATAGTCTATTGCATCATCCCCTCGTAAGGAGTTCAGTGCATTATCCTCGAAGCAGAAAAGTAGCTTCTTGCCTGGTAATGTTCTGAGCTGTGTGGTTTTGCCGGATCCAGCAGGACCAATTGCAAGTATACGCAATCGATCATTCTTGTAGTCCTTTGCTTTTTGTATTTCCATTGTCCTCTATTGGTTCATCAAAAGGTGTCCACTCATCCACTACGAAACCGTCTGGGGGATCATCTCTATCGGGAAGATCACTCATGCATGGTTTCATTCTGCATAAATTAAGAAAACTGCATTGACCATATTTAGACTGACAAGAATGAGGGCTTCTTGGGAAAGCCTCTGCTTCAATTGAGTCTTTATATGATTTATACCAGTATCTCACATCATCTAGCCATTCTGCTACAAGCATATCGCTATAATAGATGGGTATGCGTTTGAAATGGAATTGAGTTTTATGTACGAGAGAGGCATCTACATATACTCCACCAAATTCACGATCATTTGGAAGCTCATTCATGTGTTGCATGAAAAGCACAGCATACATATATCCTTCTATCTGAGAGTTAGGAGAGAACGATTGGATAAAATCGGACCGAAATCCGGTGGTCTTACTAAACATGGTGCTAGTCTTATGCTCTACGAGCCATAGCTGACCAGTCTCATCTTCGATAACCTTGTCTATTCGACCTGAGTAGAATATCGTCTCATCCTCTAGTTCAAGGGGCACACAAAACGGTTGCTCTGTTGCTACTAAATTCCAACGGTTCATATGTTCTGCGAGTTCCTTGTAATAATAAAAGTACATCTCCTTTGCTTTGATTGGAGTTCTACCTTTATACGTTGCCATTTCCTCGGGTGTAGGTTCGAGAGGCCAGCCAGCTTCGACCCAAATGAGGCCAAAAGCTGTCATAGCTGTATCTGCCATAGCATTGGCAAACTCGCTAGACTGACGCAATCTGTTCCACTCTGACCCTGTTGGTCCTGAAATGGAACGTGCTTCGTAAAAAGCTGAGTAGAGTGCGTCTAATCCGGCATGCCAGGCTGAACCGAATGCAAAATATATCGGTTCAGTTCCGGCTGGACGCCAATGCTTGACATAGCGAAGATAGGCTTTCCGAGGACACTCACGGTATGCAGTAAGTGTGCTATTGTCAAGCGGCTTCATAGGTCTCCTTACTTGAGTCCTGCGTTTGAAAGGACTTGAGCAATTTGTTCTTTACTCAAACCTTCAAACAGATCGGTAACCTTATCTTCGACCGACTTCTTAGATCGAGTGGCACGCTGATCAAGTCTAAAATCTGCCATAACTTTTCCGACATCTTTTGGATCTGTTCCAGCTCGTAGGTGCCCACCAATTCTCTGCTGGACAGCTAGCGTTGCGCCTCGCTTATAGAGATCCCATACACATGGCTCTCCGTAAATCTCGATTGCTTCTTCTAGTGTATTACCGATGTTGACATCAGCGGATCCACTTTGTTTTACGCCTTCTACTGAGGCATTAGCTGTAAATGTAGACATATTACTCCTTAGTCTTTAGGTTAGCATTATACAAAGCTCTTGCTGAGGTAGATCCCCACAGAGACTCTGGTAATGTTTTGTATGTCTTGAGAAGAGCATCTTTAGCATCCTCATCTCCAGACATTGATGCCTCTTTAACGAGTGCATCATCTTTCCTCTGAAAGACACGGTCTTCCAAAGGCTCTTGGTCAGGTATATCTCCAACCGAAAAGTCTTCTACATCATATAATACTTCATTGACAGGAAAGGTCTGCTTTCCTTCTTTGTTAGTTTCTATCTGCTCACTTACTAAGGCTGATATATCGTGTGTGCTTACTTCTTGAGATAGCTTTATACCAGGCACATTCAGCAGTGGCTTGTCTAGTTTTTGGCCACTAATCTCTTCATATCTTTCTATAATCTCGGTATTTGTATGCTTGACTAGTAGACCATCTCTTTGCATGGATTCCATACATGAGGTCAGTACATTTATAAGATTAGAGCCTATGCCTCGTCCTTTAGTATCACCCCCGAAAGATTCCATGCAATCATATACTGCTACAATGGTTTCAATCTTAACTCTGACACTATATGTACGAGTGCCGGCACGTCTCAGTGATTGATCTATTTTAGACTCGTAGTCTTCACCAGCTTCTTCTCTGCTTTTCTGGTATGATTCTCTTTTACGGTCAGCTTCAGCTTCTATATCTTTTTTCATCGGTTTGTCCTTCTTATCAATACTATGTAAAGGCACGCAAAAGTTGCCAACATAAGTAAACTCATTTGTTGTACTCTTAGTAATGCAATTCGTGTGCCAACTTGACAGACCTGAGAGATTTAATATTTCTCTCCATTTTTTCACGAATTGCTGTTGAAGCAAAGTCGCTAGGGTTTATTTTAAAACCTCTAGTCTTTTCAAACTCTATTAAGTAACTTTGCAGAAGTTCTATAACTTTCGGATCAATTTTAACTTCCATGTTATATCTTACGCTATAGTTTATCAAATTGCAAGTTATTTTTTAATAAATTATCGATTTTATCGGATTCTCTTTCAATTTGCTGACTTTCTTTCCTGCTTATCAGTGGATATTCAATATCTTCGGTGAAATCACAATCTCGGCAGAAGTAATGTACTGTCATATTACCTCCTTGCATAACATTTGTAGCATAGAAGTTACTAACGTCTAGGTCACTGCTACGGCATTGTGTGCATTCTAATTTACCTTCTATGTGACATTTTATGGTCATGCGAGGGCCTTTATGCCAGAATTCAAACTTGCGTTTGTATTGTTTATTTTCCATATGACTCTCTATGTATTATGTTTTTCATTTCTACAGTGGTCAATTCTTTTACGTTACGACTGTAATTAGGTCTAGCATGCGAATGTTGTCTGCTGGTTGAGCTAGAATACTTATCACTGTTCTCATACCACCAGCCTTTTCTAAATAAGAACATAGGATAATGTGTCCCGTATGAATACACAACGTATAGTTTGCCTATGTTACGAGCAAACAGGTTAGAGCCATCAAACTCTCTTCTATTCTCAACGTAAAGACGGCAAACTTTATTAGTTATTTTGTCCATGTTTTTTCCTTGGGTTAAGATTAAAATCTGCAACTAGGTCTTTTATTTCATCCATAGTTACGTCATGTTTTGCGGCCCCTCTATTGGGATTCTTAACCATAAAGTAAAAGAGCCACAGTTCTTGCTCAGCGATAGGTAGATGCCGTCTAGTTTTGAGCAATTGTATTCCGGCATTCTTTGCTAAATTATTTATCATTATCTAAATTCTCCTCTAAGTAATAAAATTCAGCCGCATCAGAGTAAGCACTGAGGTCTCTTATGTAGACTTCTGGTACTTTTGCGGACGGTGAGTCTGCTAAGTGAACTATTTGGTTTTTCTTCAGGTACTCGGCAGTCTCTCTTTCTATATCAGACCGCAGAGCTTCTTTATCTATCTTGTATTCTTTAAAGAACGGTAGACCTTTAAATACGTGTCGCTTGCTATCCATGGTCAGTGTACCGGTCTAGATGTTCTAGCTTATCTAGGAAGTCAGGGTCTTCATGCCAGTCGTGTGTGCCAACATTATGGCAATCTGCATTATAGATAGTCTGGTCTGGATCTTTTGCAAACTCTATTTCATCAATGTCAAAGTCGGAGATATACTCTTCACAGTCGTGGCCTTTATTAAATCCCCAAGCTTCTGTCATACCAACGGAGTCATTATCCCATTGTATATTAGATACATGAACTGCTAGGTCTAGACCATTTAGTTCCCAATCTATTTTCATAAATCCTCCATATCAAAAACCGCTAATCTTCTTTCTTTAGCATAGCGTATCTTTAATTCGGTATGTCCGTCCATCTTTAGATCTCGTAGGTTTCCTACCATGCCATCCCATTTAGAGCCTATATCCATGACGCGGAAGTCTGCTTGTCCTTGCAGGGCTTTCTGTACGTCTTTTCTGGATTTGTAATCTTTGCCATATGCCGGTATCATTGTGATCATATTCTATCCTTTAGTTTATTTTCTAGGTTAACAATTCTGGAAGTATGAGATTTAATGCCTTCCATTAAGATTTTATTCTTTTCTTCTTCTTCTTCTTTCATACGATTGAAAAGGGCTAAGAGTTCTTTCTCTTCTCGGACTAGGAACTCTTCAATCTTGAAGTCTATTTCACTTCGTATCAGGTCAATCATACTATCTCTATTCATTTTCTTTCTCCATTTCATGGTGAATCCATTTGTACTTTCTTTTGACTGTCTGGTCTATTTTGATAACTTCACGGAAGTTCTTT